ACGACAAGTTAAAAAAAGACGCGGAGTATTTTAACATCACCCTATGAAGTCCATACTACACGAAGCCATTGAATGCACCAGCGGCGCGCGCCGAAGGGATTATGATAGCGCCGAACCAAACCACCAGCGGATTGCTGGCGCTTGGAACTGGTATTTGAACGCAAGAAAAAACCCATCCGCGCCCATATCGGCATTGGACGCAGCTCACATGATGGCTCTCTTGAAAATTGCGCGCGCTTGTTTCACGCCGACCAGAGACACGTATGTTGATTTGGCTGGATATTCCCGCTGCGCGGCGGAGATAGCCGGATTTGAAGTGAATGACGGCGTTGTTCCGTCTGACTTGTATGAGGAGGGAGACTAGCCGATGAAGTCGCCCCTAATCCCGTTTATCGGGCTTGGCGAACGCGGGAAGTTGGAGATTCAAATGTCTGCATTTCCGCTGTCTCCGCTTTCTCCAATGCACCTTCGCGGGAAGCCTGTTCCAGCAATCGTTCAAAATTTTCTCGACACGGGCGAAGGTAGCCCTGTTGAGATACTTCAATCCATGACAGACTATTACAAAAACAAAAAAACAAAATGATATTCAAACCAGAAACCAAAAACGAGCTTGATGTCAGCGAAAAAATAGCGCCGCTTGTTGACGTCGCCATTCAGAAAGAAAGAGCAAAAGAGTCACCAAGATCATATCTTGGGGCAAGCCGATGGGGCGAAGCGTGCGAACGGAAGCTCGCATACGAGTTCCACAAGACACAAAAAGACAGCGGATTCAGCGGCAGGTCATACAGGATTTTTGATGCTGGACATGACTACGAAGACCGCGTTGTTCAATACATGCGGATGGCTGGATTTATTTTGAAAAACGAAAATGATGAAGGCAAGCAGATCGGATTTTTTGTCGCAGACGGAAAGCTAGGAGGTCATTGCGATGGAATCATATATGACGGCCCCGTTGCGTTGCCGTATCCGCTTGTTTTTGAATGCAAGAGCCTCAATGACAAGTCTTGGAACGATACCAAAAAGAAAGGCGTCAAGGAATCAAAGCCAGTTTATTACGCACAGATTCAGACATACTGCGCTTACTTTGATGTTCCGAACGGTGGTCTTTTTGTCGCTATCAACAAAAACGACGGAGAAATCTACTACGAGCATGTTCCATTCGACGCCAGAACCGCGCAAGACGTGTCTGACCGCGCTTTGCGTGTCGTCAAATCGTCTCGCCCGGAGGAGCTTTCAAGGATCACAGACGACCCGGCGAACTTCCAATGCCGTTTTTGCGATTACTCAAAAACGTGCCACAACAAACTTCCCCAGCAACAAACAACGAACCAACAACAAGCGCAGACAGCAAAACCATTCTGGATAAAATGAACGATCAAGCACAAACCGAACCGCTAGATAACAACGCAGAACCACAATTCAACGCCATCGAAGCAGCGAAGCTGATAAACTCCGAGGAGGTCATTGAATACTTCAAGACCATATTCGGAGATGTTGGCTGGAACCACGAACGCCACATCTGTCTTCGCGGAATCGGCGAAAAGGGAACCAAGCAAGAAGGAATTTTTAGAAGCGACAATTTCTTTGAGCCGTCCATGGCAGACCCGACAGACGGCATTTTGAATTGCGTGCAGCTATGGGCCAGAAATCAAATCGCTTGTTTCGTTGTCCCCGCTGTATTGCGAGCCGCCAAAGGAACTGCTGAAAACGTCAGTCTGTTTACCAATATCCTTGCGGATTTGGACAGCGGCAATACAGACGAAAAGCTGGCGCACATGCGGCAACACATTGGAGAGCCAACCATGATCGTCAAGTCTGGCGGAACGACGAGCGAAGGGACGCCGAAGCGCCATGTTTATTACGTTCTGTCCAGTCCAACGGAGAACATCAAAAGAGCGATCCTGACGAGGGACATGCTTGCCAGAAAATGCGGCGGAGACATCAGTATGGGTCTTGGCGTTGACGGAAATCCGTTTGGTCGCGCCCATCAACCTGTCCGTGTAGCCGGATCGGTTCACGCCAAGAAAGGCATCGCAGCCGCTTGCTCAATCGAGTCGAACTGCGGACAGAAATACGATTTCGATTCTCTGGAGAAACTTATTTCCGAAATGGAATCTGGCCCGTGGGTTGTTGAAACTCCACAGACAGGCAAGCCGATGATGACAGACAGCCTGTTCAGCCCTTCATCCGGGGGAACAACGGCAGCGGACTCGCTGCGGACGCCTGTTTACGAAGGCGGAGAAAACAGAACGCGCTGGGGCGAGTTCAATAAAGTTGCTGGCTTGCATATCAGCATGTCCCGTCGCGGAGAAATGAGCATCCAAGAAGCATACGACAGGACGCATGGATGGTGCATCGCATACATGAATCCACCTTGGCCGGAAAACCGAATCGAACATGAGTTTTCGTCGCTTGTCTCGCATGACATCCGGCAGCATGGCCCGATGCCGGAACCAGAAAAGCCAATCGTTCAAGAGGAGCAGCGCATGTCTGCGGGCGGTTTGGGTCTTCGCATTTGGGCCGCGCACAGGTGGATTACGGAGCCGAAGCCGGAGCATTCGTTCTTGGTTGAGGATTTGGTCATCAAGGCAGAGCCGCACTTGTTTGTCGCTCAAGGTGGGGCAGGAAAAACATTTCAAGTTGCGGATTTGGCGCTCAAGATCGCCTCATTCGACAAGGATTCGCCTAGCTTTTGGTGCGGTCAAAAAGTCGTGCAGGGAGGAACTGCGGTTTTGATTCTTTGCGAGGACTCGCAGACCGAAATGCACCGACGGCTTTTGGAAATCAATTCAGACAGCCGCATTGAGAAAGCCGGTGACAAGCTGATAATCCTGCCGATGACGAAACTTGGAGGCGCGTTTCCGTTGGTTGAAATTGATTATCGCAGCGGCGAGTCAAGACCATCGAAACGCTGGGCTGAAATGCTGGCGCTACTGAAAGAGTTGCCGGATTTGGCAATGGTCTGCATCGACACGCTTAACAGCGTCAGCCACGGTGACGAGAACTCCGCGCTGGCGATTTCGCAGATGATGCGCGAAGCGCATCGCGTCTGCGGAGAGCTTGGAGCCGCGCTTGTTGTCAACCACCACATCAGGAAAACGTCGAAGGATCAAAAGATCACGTCGCTTGAGGATTTGTCTGCCGCCATTCGCGGATCGAGCGCGATCAGTTCGTATTTCCGAATCAATTTCGGAATGTTCGCTTGCGGCGATTATGTCAGACGAATGAAGTCCATGGGGCTAAAGCCGGAAAACGGCGCTCTGTGGCGGTTCGGCGTGGCAAAGGCAAACATACACGGATTGATGCGCGGAGAAAAAACCCTGCTGCGAACAAGCGCGGGTTGATGGACGACGTTACCAAGCTCGACATGTTTGCCGGAGACACATACCAAGAACGCGTTGGCTGGCTTGTGGCTGCTTGCCGGATTGCGGCGGAGCGAGGACACCCATACACGACAGGCGCGAAGAACGCGGCAAACGGCTTGTATCGCAGAAGGGCGGAGCTTCCTCCAACATTGAGACACCTTGGCGAGCATGAGCTTCCCAAGTTGCTTTCCGCCGCCATGGAGGACGGGCTTCTTGTTGGCTGTTCCGTGCGGGGAAGTCGCTCTAAACAATACTTGGATGCGCCAAGCGGCAGGCTCGCATCCGATGAAGCTGGCGCTGAAATCAACAGCGGTGCGTATACGGACATGCCGGATTGGTCGGTGTATGCCTACTGCGACGCGCAGCGCGCCGTTGTCAAGCGCGATGAGGTTGTCAAGCCATTTTCTGCGACATGAGCGGAATATCGTTCCAAGCATTGCAGGAATGCTGGTCGTATGTTTATGAAGAAACGCTTGCAATCATGTGCGGCGATGAGCCGCCAAATGAAGCGCAAGTCGCTATCGCCAGACAAGATGCAGACAACGCCATGACCAGATTCAAGGAATATCTGGAGCGCAAAAAGTAAAAAAAATGAGGGGGGCTGGTGAACCAAACCAACCCCCCTCGGTTTTGCACAAACCAAACCAGAGGGAAATGAATAAACCCTCTAGTGCTTTGTGTAAATCAAACGTCTAACCTGTCAAGTATTCTTTGAAGCCATCCTTTTTGGGCTTCTGAATTATTCAAAAAATCCCCCTTTTTTCTTATTTCTTTTTTTTCAGACACCGTTCCGGGCAACAAGATTTCGATTGTTGACCACCGCACGGTGCATGACAGACATGAATGCCTCCTGTATGGCGTTCGCGTGTCAACAACCTTTGATTTTCCGTGAAGACAAAGAGGGCACTTCATTCCGCCTCCCTTCCCAAAGCATCGCGCAGACGGTAAATCACCGCCGCCGTAGGCTCCGTGTCTTTCCAAGCGGGTTGTTCCCAGCGATCCACTACGGCTTTAGCAGCTTCGGTGATGCCAGCTAACGCCTCCCGCGCCGCGTCGCGCTCCTGATATACTTTTTCCAGCTCTCCAACCATACGGTCGTGCGCGCGGTCGCTGTCCATGGCAGCAAGTCGCGCAATGTCCCTGTCTGCAATCGCTTCATCCCGCTCACGCCGAAGCTCCTCTAGTTCCTTGTGAACATCCCTAACTTTAACTTCTTTGAACGGGCCGCGATATATCTCAACCCCGTTTTCCACTTGGACGAACATTGATGGCTTCGTGGAGTGATCCCAAAATTGCTTAAAGTTCATTTCTTTTTCCTTTCAAACCAATTCGGGAAATGCCCGAAATCGCGCGGCTGGGTAACATTGTTGTTCTC